GGCCGACACGGTGTCGAGGCCTTTGTGTTTGCCGGCAGCGGTCAGCGCGGCGGTAGCGACAGCGTCGACGAAGCCGGCGGCCAGGTGAGCTTCGTAGTCGTGGACGGCGCGGCATTGGGCCATGGTAAGGTCTTGCGGCAGCAGGCGCTCGTAGATGTCGCTGGCCACTTCGATGGTTTTGCCTTTGATGTCAACGGTGAACTCATTGCCGAGGGCAGTGGAGTGACCGGTGGTCTTTTCGTGCAGATCCGGCAGCTTGATAGCCTTGTCAGCGGTTGCGGTAGTCATGATTGTTTTTCCTTTGTTAAATAACTCGTAAGAGCTTGGTGGGGTACTAAGTGCTACGGTGCTGCAAAATTAACCGTTCTTGCTGTAAGCCCGGTTAGGTGGACGGCGATCGGTGGAATCACGCCGGGTTGGGTACGCTGGTGCCGGCGTCGGGTAGACAGGGTTGGACGGCGCCAGATTCGGTGGGAGAATGCGGGTGTTCTTGAAAGCGTGTTTGGAGATCATGCGACCGCTGATCAACTGCTCTTTGTTCTTCAGGATCTTGCTCACTTCGTTCCAGCCGGAAACGATAACGAACTTGCCGTCGTACTTGAAGAAGACGATTTGGTGATCGTTGATCTCTGGGTCGCGTGGTTGAATCGAAACTGGGTCAAGATCGTTGAGCAGGTCAGGGTCTAGGTCTTGAACGGCGATGCTGATTGTGGGGCCTGCTGCTGCTGCGACCATCAGTTGTAGAAAGCTGTACTGCTCGCCGTGAAAGGTCATCACGGTGTCTTTCCACTGAGTTGTGTTTTGTTTATTGTTGGACATTAAGGTAACCTCGTGGGTGTGAAGGGAACTACGGTTCTCTATACCAGAGGAGAACCAACTAATTTTCTACCAGTATTTTGCAAATAGACAACTATCTCTAGCGATGTCAGATTAGTGATATAGTCCTATTTTAGCGTAGCGCCATATCGGTTTAACGGCATACAACCTCCTTCTCCTATTGCGGGAGAAGGAGGTTGGTATTACCAACGCAGCGAAGCTGGCAGATGGCTTTGATGCGGCATTGGCCAATTCATCGAATTGAACAACGCGGCGCCTGAGATGATGACGGACTCATTCGAGATGCCGGCAGGGCGGTTATCGAAGATCGCTTTCTCAAGCGTGCTACGAGACATTGACATCTCGAAGTCTTGGTGGCTTTCAAGGGCCGGGCTGAAGTATTTCTCGGCGTGCGAAATACCGGGTTCGTTGACGTAGTCAAACGTGACGATTTCTTTGATCGTGCGCTCTTCGATACCGAACCGCAGTTTGTTATCGGTGAACGAACGAATCGAGAAGCAAACGTTCTCATGGGGATTCTGGAGTTGCTTTTCCAGTACATTACCCAAAGGACCGTTCGGTGCGACCAGCGACATGATGGCCACGACCTTGTTACCTTTGGCGTCTTTGATGACGTTCGGGTCTAACCACAACTTCATGTGGTGGCAGCAAACGTTCTCTTCGTAGATCGACAGATTGCGGCGAGCGAATTCTTGCTCACGTACTTTCTGCTCTGCGGGAGACATTGCCCGTGGAGGTGGTTTGGGGTGACCGTATTCACCACGCAGAGCGGCGCGTTTAACGCGCCGTTGCAGCGATGACGACTCCAAGAAGAGGTCTTCTGAACCTTTCAAGGGATAATACTGGCCACCGGAATTAAAGACATTGAGAGCCCCCACGATCATGGGGTAATACCCTTCCGGTGTCTTCTTGAGTTCGCCGACCTTGTTGACACCCACCAACGAGGTACAAGCGAACATCACGGAATTAGGACCGTACATATTCGACATGATAAACTTTCTATTGCCGGAGAATCTGTTCGATTCTCTCAACGCGTACAGTTGGTGTAACTAAAGCTGACACCATGCCGTCTTTGGCATAACTGCCCGCTACTTTGTTCAAGGTGTTTGTTGCCGACCAGCTCACGCTGCGCATTCCCACCCAGACAGGTTTCTTGTTGACCAAGTCCGCTTTGGATTGGATTACTTGGCGGTAGTAGACCGCGCGGTCATTGGGGTCACGCGCAATCAACGACACCATCATTTCCACGACTTCTTGTTGCATACCGACGTTAGCACCTGCGTGCATTTGTGCAGTATCGAACAACATGCCCATGTGATCGTAACTTAAGTACCAAGGCACCCGACCTTTGGAGAGGATCTCGTCGTAGATGTTGTACACCAACGTATCGATCATCACCAGTTTCGCTGATGGGCAGATCGTCGCACCTGGGTCAAAGGTGAACTCGTAAAACTCTTCGTCATCGTAAATGACTTTGGCTGTCGAGCTAGGCGTGATGCGCATCATGGCGCAGGCCATTGAAACGCCGTAGTAGTGATCCTCAACGATGATGCCGTAGATACCAACAATACGGGTTTCAATGCCGACGTAGGCTAAGCCCTTTTCGATGTAGTGAACAGGAATGACTATCTTCAGTCCCTTAGTCGTAACTAACCGATCCCCTTCTACTTCACGGATATAGCTTTGCGCTTTAGCGGCGTCATGGACGTATTGTCGGTGATCCATGGGTTACCTTTAAGCTGAAGCTGGAACGATCTGGGAAGCGACCCAGGCCGAGATGTACCAGAGCGTGGCCAGGGCAGCAGCTTCGCGTGGTAACAACGACGGGTTGCGTTTGGCTTCTTCGTCGATCTTGGTCAGGATCATTTCAGCCGGCGTGTCAGGGAACGACGTACGGCAAACGAGTTTCTGGCACATTGCGTGCAAGTCATCGCTATCGCTAATCGTCATCGTTTTGAGCACTTCCTTGAACGTCTTCATTTCGTCGACGATCAAATGCGGCGCCATCACGCTGCCGTCTTCGTTCTCTTTGCCCAGGATGTTTTCGTATGCCAGGCAGAGCTGCTCTTTCAGGAACGTGAACTTGGTGGTGCTGTCACGGGAGGAAATGAGCGTGGAATAACTGCGCCACGATTTCAGGTAGTCAGCCTGGTCGGCCGTGATGGCGTCGATGGTGAACTTTTGTTTACCCGATACAGCCATGCCGTAGAGTACGTCGTTGTCGCCACCCGATTCCAGCCAGCCGCGGTAGATCGGTGGGAAGACTTTTACTTCGAACGGGGTGATCGAGCGAACCATGTTTCCGTTCTTGATCGCCGCATCGTTCTTTTCCATTTGGATTGCCAGCATGTGCGCCGATTGCGCCATGATCGCCGTGAGCAGTTCACGGTAGGATTTCAGATCTTGCGTCACGCCTTCGAGGACGGTGTCGTTCTCAACCAGCGTGCGGGCGATGCAGTACACCAACACCATGTAGACAGCAGATTTGTTCATGCGGCCGAAGAAACCACGACGGTCGGCGCCGTTACGAATCGTAAAGAAGCTTTCGTAAGCTGAGCGCAGTTGCCATTCTGGCAGCGAGACCGCCCAAGGGGTCAGCTCCGAATCGATCGACGCGACGCCTGTTTGCACCAGCTTCAGGATGTCTTCGGTACCGAGTTCTGGTCCGTTCACACCCAGGCGCGGTTCGCCGTTCGGGTAGTTCGCGTACTGGTCAACCAGTTTACGCATCGCCGGCAGGTACAGCGCCGGGCAGTCTTCTTCTTCACTGATCTTGATGCGCGACAGTTCTGCCACAGGCGCTGAGGTTAAGCGCATGGTAACGAGATCGAGCAGGTCAGCGATGCGGGGCTTGACGATCGTGCGGGTGGCGTTCAGGGCATTCTGAACCGCTTCCTTGGATACGTTGGTGAAGTCAAGCATCGCGCCGTCATGGCGGGAGCAATCAAATGCACCTTCTTTGGCATTGGCGCCTTGTTCGATACGGAAGAAGTCAATCGAGACTTCGCCGGTGTCGAGCTTGGTAGCCATGTCGCTGGTGATGAAATTGGAAGCGACCAGGTGATGGAGCGCCGAGCCTGCCAACGGTTGCAGCACGATGTTCTTGGCATCGAACTGTTCAGCCAGGTTAATGGCTGAGAAGATTGCGTCTGTGCTCAGCATTTAATTGCCTCCACGGTATTGGTCGAACGTCGATTGGACTTGCGCCATGAACACCGAGCGCACAGCAGCGGTGGTCAGCTCATTGCCTTGCACCATGTCAGCGACATCGTTGCCCAGGACTTCTTTGGCGATGCTGCACACGAGCTCGGAGGCGTTAGCCAGCGTCGCCACGGTTTGCAGCGATGCGATATTTTGCATGATATTTCCTTTGGATATGAAAGAGAGAAGCGCACTAGGGGTGATGAGCCCCTAGTGTAAATTAAGACTCGTATGCAGCAACTGCCTCTTGACCGACGAGATCTAACAGCACGCTATACATGCCGATGGCGACGGGAGACTCCACGATCCGGTTCTCGATACTGATGGCACCGAAGACCGCGTCGATCTGTTCACCGCTTTCCGTACGGTAGTCTGCTGCCATCTTCTTTCCGGCGACGGATTTCATCTGGTTCGCAAACACACCTTTATCACCTTCCCCCATATCAACTTCCGAGGTAATGTAGATACGGATACACATGTATTCCATCTGGAGCGGATCACCTTCCACCCGGAACGCTTCATCGACACTGCCAGTCAAGACTTTTCGGCCCACTGACTTGAAACGTTCAGCCAGATCTTTGTCGCCGGCGTTAGCAATTGAACGCAGCGAATCACTCATGTCTTCTTTGTCGCCATGGTAATACACTTCAATGCGTTCAACGACCCCTTTGACTTTGGCTTGCGGTGCGGCGTTGCTAAGAATCTTCAAGGTACTGAGCGACTCGGCGTCAAACAGGTTCGCGTTAGCCGTCGTTGCGTCCTCGATTATGCATAAAATATCTTCGCTCGTGACAAAGTCACCAACTTTCTTCAAGTTGCGCACCGATTGCTCGAACGTGACAACGATGTCGGAGTACTTAGAAACTTTCGTTTTCAGCTTGTCTGACATCCGGGTGGAAATGGCGGAGGAGTCTTCCAGCGTTTCAGGTACTTCCATCAATACCGTCTTGACCAACATACCGGCCTTCCACACCACGTTCTCTGGGTTAAGCATATCCGGTTCAAAGAAGCCTGTGTTGTACACCAGGATCTGACCCTTCTTAAAACTCTGCCCAACCTTCACGTTCGCAACGACTTCATGCGGGACAACCAAACCAGCAGCATTACCGAAGCGACGCCCGATTTCGTAACCTTGCTTGGTACCGTCAGCGAACTTGACAATCACGCCCAAAGCATTGACCGATTCAACCACACCGTCTTGCGGTGCAGCAGCGGCGTACATGTCGCTCGTACGCTGAGCGATGACTTGCTCGTAGCCAGTTCGAACAGGCATCTGGTGGTAACCCACACAAGCAACACCGTGGGAGTGTTGAATGCCGATGAAGTTAGCCCGCTTCATATCGTCTTGATCAGTACCAGGTGCTAACAGTACCGACGTTGAGAACAGTGCCGTCATCCCCATCGCTTTGTCGTACGCTTTCGGCAAACCGCGCAGCGATGTGAATTGTGGGTCAGCTGACGTGAAGGTGTTAATCGCCACGTCGGAGGAATCCACCGTGTCGCTTGAGATCATCCCCATGTCGTTCCGATGGAACGTCCGGGTCTTCTTCGTCATGGTGCGTGAGTTACGCCCACCCACACCGGAATACGTCACCGCTTCTTGCTCTTTCAAGTTTTGAATCGGGTTGATGTCAACGACCTGCGTTTTAGCTGGATCGGTTTGGATGTTGGTAAACACCACGAACGGGTCCATGTTCAATGGTGAACGCGATTTACCTGCCGAGCCATTGTGCTGACGGATCGAACGCACGATCTCTGAATAGACCGCGCCTGCCATCCGCTCGTAACCCCTGAGACGCATGTACGCCCCGTCCAGTTCATCTGGGTGTTCGTCGGTGATGAGCATACTGCCCGCCCGGATCAACAGCGCCCGCATGTCGGTGGGTTCATTCATCTCCACCAGAATGTCGTGTGTGATCGGGTCAATGAACATCTGGTAAAAGAGATTCATCTCACGGATGTAACGCACACCCAGCCCAGCGTCTTCCAGAATGTTCAGGTAGACTTCTTTACTGTTAAAGAGGTGGACGTTGTAGCGACGGATAGCGCGGTGGTATTCGTTAAAGCCGCCGAGAAACATTCCGGTCAAGTGATCGTTCTTATCGAACACGATCGTTTCATCGTTAAAGATCACTGCTTCTTCGTTCATACCAAGATTCAAACGTGTCCCAGCAGGCACCCGACGGATCTGCGATTTCATCAGTGCCAACATCGGCTCCAGGCCCATCTCGTACGCCAACACCACCCCAACAGGAATCGTCGAACCTTGAACTTTCATGACGGCGATATCAACCGGCGCTTTCATTTGGTTCATGTTGATGACGCCTTCGAACGTTCCCAGCTGGAAGACCTGTTCAGGCCCTGCCAGTGTAGGCCCAACGATAGCGATCGCGGACGATTTTCCCATCAGCATGTAGTGCGTGCCGTTCAAGGACTTCCCGATAATCAACGCGCCATTCTTTTCGAAACGCGCCATCGCTGGCTTACCGTAAAGAGCTTCGCGTTTGGTGTGATCAAACGACAGCTCGAAAGTGATCTGGCCAACTTCAGCAGGGAAGTTCTGCAAACGTACCTTGAAGGACGAAAACGCAGAAGCCAAGATGGAATACACCCGTGGGCATTTGAACTGGTTATCCGACATGTCACCAGGGTGAGCATCAAAGACAGCTTCATCACCTTCATCCAACCACTTCGCCATCACGCCGTTGGTTAGCCAACCGCCGTAGTTGTTCACTTTCTTTTCGCTACGCCGGATGAATGCTTTACCGTAGTAACTCGTGAGCGTCACCGTGTCAGGAGCCGTCTTGACGATTGGCAGTTCGGTACGCTGTTTACGCAAGCTGTACTTCACACCGTTGGACATGTAACTGCCGTCTTCTTCGATCTGTGGCAACTTAAACCGGATCGTTGAAGCGGTGCCGTCAATGGGCATTACCCGCACCGTGTACATGTTGTACGAACCCATGAGAGACTCCACAGGCTCGACTTCATAACCACTCACAGCGTAACCTGCCTGACTCAAGCAGAGCACCATGGACGCGATGTCACGTTGCATGACGTCTTTTACATAGCGCTTGTCGAAGTCCATCAACGAGCTTTGCAGCATCGTCTTGTCTGGCACGCTAGCGATATCGACCATCTTGACCGACTCCGTCACCTTCAGCACTTCAGGCGGGATCGTTGCGAATTCACCCAGGCGCAGACTGGGGTTAGGTGACGGCATGTTTTCATACGCCACAGCGAGCTTCTCGTAATGGCGGTATTGGGCGGCAGACAAGGAACCGGAGTTCAGGTGACCGTTCGCAATTTGCATCAACGCTTCGTTATGCGGCAAGCGTTTCAGTTCTGGCACGAGTGCTACCACAGCCCGCGGGGTGGTGACCCACTTAGCGCGCTCTTCCAGTTCACCGGCTACTGGCGCAGCGTCAGTGCCGATCTCTTCTGGTGCACGGATCTTTTCCATCTCCGCAATATCAGCTTCAATCTGCGCAGCTTGCTTCTCATCGACTTTGACTGTGGCTGCGGTGTCGTCAGGTTGGTCATCAACAATCTCCGCGATCTGTGTTTTGGTGATTTCCGTTTTGGTGTGAGCAGCTCCGGTACGTGGGTCCACTTTCACAGGACCAGTGTCAACACGGGTCACGGAAGTAGAAGCTGTGACAGCTAACTCTTTCTTGAGCTCTTGAGCGTCGTCGTGATCTAACACTTGCCCGTTAGCGACGTCGGTGATTTCAGGTGCGGCGACTGTCCGCAACTGCGTGACCGACATAAAGAAACGCAGCATCTGGGCTTGGTAACGTTTCGGTGCGATCAGGTTAGTGAGGACCTCTTCGTTCGGTTGCAGTTCGTTTTCCAGAGGAGCACGCCATGAGTCCAGCATTCCGAGATTCACGGTGGTCCAGCGCCCACTCTCGATAAACACCAGATTGACCCGAGATAGCAGATGCCGTGGCACCAGACCCATCAACGAACCGGCTCGGCTTTCCCCCAACCATTTCCAGATGTCAGCTAGGAACAGCCGCTCGGTGGAATTGAAGACCGCCAACACTTTGTTGTTCGGTGCCGATGGCTTCATTTGTTCCATCAACTGCAATGACGAACGCGGTGGCAAGACCTGGGGCATGTGACGCACGATGAACTGCGGCCGCTCTGAGATAGCAGCTAACTTCGCCACTTCCGTCCAGAGCGTCTTTTCGATGTTGTACCATTCAAAGAAGTGATTCATCGCCGAACGCGGATAGCGGATCGTGTGCTGAATCATGTCGTAGTTGTAGACCAACAAACTCTCGGTGTTCTTCAGAGCGCTGTCAAGTGTCGGTGCTAACTGAAACCGACGATGCGAGCGGTGGTATTGCTTGAGCAAGTTCGCAACCTGCACAGTTTGTTTAATCGGTGCGCCGTAGCAGCCCGGTGCTAGTTGGGTGATGTGGTGCATCAACACGATCCGGCTTTGGGCTTTCTGGACGACCTTGTTCTCTTGCATGATCGCAGCGGAGAAACCTTGCAGGGCAACTTCTTGTTCGGAAGGTCCGTAGTTCGTTGGGTTGCCGTGGGCCAGATGGACCACCGAACGACGCGGCAACTGGAAGTGATTCATCAAACCAAAGCGCGGTTTTGTCAATTGCTCAACGCGCCGTACGCCGTAGGCTTGATAAAACGGTTTGTATTCTAAAAGCATGCGTTAATCCCCAGTCAAATTGTAAAGCACAAGGGCCGTAGTGGACACATTGGTGCTGGACGTAAAACGCCCATCAGTACCGATGTAGGCGCGGCGCATCTTGAAATATTGTCGCACCTCCGCCATGGATTCATCGGAGTAGCTGATGTTGCAGTTCATCATGTCGCCATCGTAGTCAGCACCCAAACGCGCCAGACGGGTTGGGTGAGGGGACATGGACTTCATGTAAGGTCCCGCAATCGGGAACTCCAAGGCCACGTATTCCTCACTCTTTGGTTCCCAGTTCTGACCAAGTTCGCGGCGGCGCTCTGAGACGTTGGTGGTGCGGGTATAAAGCATGGTCGGATAAATCGAACCGACGCCAGTTACGGGGTAGCGGGTGACGGTGGCTGGATAATTATTCCAGATCCGATAACCGGACAGATAAACCAGTTCGCAGAACGTCAAGGGATAGACGTCTGCGCGATTGCGAGAAGCGGGGAGTTCGTCGATATCATTGAAGATCTTAAACGAACCGTCAGGGCCTTTGTAGATCAGGCCGACGTAGTAACCCTCGATCTCCAGAGGTTTGTCCCGTAAGGACTCTTCCCGGAACGAGTTGATGACTTTCTCCAAACCTTCGTTGGTTTGGTAGCGATCGTAGTACACCGTCTTCAACACCACCGACTCACGTTTCAAAGTCGTTTTGTTCACCAGCTGCGCTGGCTGGTTGTAATCAGGGAACACTTCCCGCAGCCAACCACGTTTGAGGTAGTACAGCGAAATCGGTAGCAAGCCCTTGATGACTTGGAACAAACCCACAGCGGTGTCGTTAAACGAGATCGCGCCAGTCTCGCCGAGATAGTCCGTATCTGGCGGCATGGCGGTAATGACGTTACCCGTGCCGTTCATCACGCGACGCCCTGCCCACTTACCTTGGATCAGTTTGTTCTTGCCGTAGATCAAACGCTCGAAAAGTTCATAGATCTGATTGAACGTTGTCTGCAGTTTAAAACGTGCCCGGTCAATGAGTTCAGGGTTCGAGCGGATCGCAATCGGTGAGAGCGTGTTCGCTACTGAAAGCAGCTGACGATAAAGCGGATTGACTTCATCTTCACGTGGCCGGCCATCAGCGCCAATCTCAGCATCCCGCAAACCAGCAGGCATGACCAACACTTTAGATGTCGTCGCTTCGACTTTGTATTTCTCGATGAGCTTGATCGCGATGTCGCGTTTGTCGCTGCCAGTGCGAGGAAACTCGATTTGTTTCCAGTGCTGCATAAAGAAGTGAAAGCCAGTCTCCCCGTCAACCGGGTCAGAGCGCTCGAAGTCTTTCTTTTCTTTGTTCCAGATGGCGTAATCGTTACCCGCCATAATGCCGCCATACAGGCGCTTCAATTGAATGAGCAAACCGTAAACGATCGGGTGGAATACTTCAGCTTTGATGTCGATATAAGCGAAGCGGCGCATCCGGACGTCGTCGCCCTGTCGACCGAAGATGACCGTGGAGAATAGACCTTCTGGATGGTATTTGTGGGTGATGCCTTCGAACATCGACAGGGACGTAATGGGCATCAAACCGCCCAGCTTACCATCAGTGAGGTGAAGCAATTGGACGTTGAAAGGCACGATAGATCGTTGCATGAATTGCCTCTATGAACTAAAACTATGAATACCTCAGGAAAGAGGTGATATACTAATTAGGAGTGATACGCATGGCCAAGAAATCAGCATCCAGCGAAAAAATGTCACTTGACGATTACGACTTCGGTAGCGAATTCGATTTCGATGAATTCAGCATGGAGCCTAAACCGATCAAGAACGCCCGTGACGCCATTGAGCGTTTGGGTGGCGGTGCTTTAGAAGGCGCAGTTGACACATTCAAAAGCCCGTCGTTTTTCCGTGAATTGATCAAGAAAGCCTTACCGCGTGGCTACGGCGATATGCTCGATCTTGCCGATCAATCAGCCTCGACCCTCCGTGGGCTATACAATGAAGGCGCAAAGGAACTCAAGCCTGCGCTGAAGGAAGTTGCGCGCGTCACTGAAAAATTGATGCCGACCGATTCGAAATATGTACCTAAGTCAGCCCAGGCGCTGGTGAAGAAATTCATCGAGGCTAATAAGGGTTCGACGCAAATCGGCGTCGGGGCGCAGACAGCTAACGAAATGGCTGTTGCGGCGATGATGCAAGACACCTTTGCGTATGGCGCTAAAGAAGATGCGCGCCGTGAAGCGAAGGCTGACGTAAAAGACGGCATGCAAGAGACGCTGGCGAAAACGCGCCACGCTGATAGTGTCGGTCAGTTAGATGGTATCCGGCGCTCTGTGGTGTCGATGGCAGCTTACCAAAAGCGCATCGAGTTTAACTACCAGAAGAAATCGCTTGAACTGCAAGCCCGTCAGTATTTCGTCTCAGTAGATTTGCTCAACGAAACGAAACGTCACAACGTACGCTCCCAGGAATTCTTAAACGGCATTTTGCATAACACCGCATTGCCTGACCTGGTCAAGATGAAAACGAGCGAGCGTTTCAAAGACATGATGCGCACCAAAATGATGGGCAGTCTGTCAGACGGTATCTTCGGTCAGCGCAATAACTTCATGCAGAACATTGGCAAAGCTTTCCGCGATCAAGCGTTAGGGCATGTCCGTGGCTTTGCTAGCGGTCTGTCTGATGGCGTGCAAGGTTTGGAGACGGTCAGTGACACTGCTGACACCATGAACGACATGGGCATGGACCGTACGCGCATGGCTGGTAGTTTGGTTGGTGGTCAGGTTGCCGGTTGGGGAGCGAAAGCTGCCGCATCAAAATACGGTAAGAAATTCCTCGGTACTGATAACCGAGTAGCCAACGGCGTGCGCAAGATCGGTAACAAAGCGCAGTTCGTTGCAGCAAATGCTTCGCAATTAGCCTCGGACTGGTCTAACAGTTCCGTTGACGGCGAGACCTACGTTGAACGGATGCTCTCCGGTAGGCTCGGTAATAAACTCTCTGACAACGCCAAACGTAATATCGGTGGTGTTGGCGGAGCGATTCTCAATCCAATCATCGACGTTTTGCGCGGCACGGTTCGGCAAGCCAATACAACGGATAACCGGATCAAAACAAACGGCATCAATGAGATGCATCATCCGGCTGCGTTCTCTAACCAAGCGCATCGCTCGTTAGTGGAAGTGATCCCAGGTTACCTGGCACGCATCTTGCAAGAAGCGCGCATTGCTCGGACGGGTGATACCTCGATCGACCTGCCCCAGTATGACTACGCCAAGGGTAAGTTCTCCAAAACGAAAGACGTGCGCAAAGCGGTCTTTAGCAAACTGGTTGACAAGCAAGGCATGGATGGCGTTCAGAACGAACAAAAACGCATGCTGGAAATGATCGATCCGCGCGGTCAACTGAATGCCAAACAACGTAAAGAACTCTCGAAGCTCTTGATGAGCGACAACCTGCGAGGTCGGGCCGGTTACGAGACAGGGAAGATTTCTAACTACACACATTCGAGTAGCTTCGCTGGCAGCAAACATAGCGAGAAATACGCTGGTTTGTTCAAAGATCTTCACGCTAAGAACCAAGCTAGCCAAGGCGTGACGGCAAACGAATTTGCTGAACGCTTCAGCTCTTTAGGTCGTTCCGTATCTGAGCGTCGGGCAGACATTCAGCAGCTGCTGGAAGTCTATCCACGGGAGATGTTGGAAGACTTGCGCATTCTCAAGCCTGGCACCGATGAAATTGACATGCAGCAGTTGCAGCGTTATTTCAGCGGCGAGACGTATAGCGCTCAGGCAGCAATGGCTGGTGGTGGCGTGCGGGCTCTGCCAAGCCCTGCTGGCGCTCCACCCCAAAACCGTTTGCGTCAACGACGCACTCTGGGTTCAGAACCACAGCGGCAGCCATCACCACCGCAAGTCGGTTCAACGGACCTGTCGCGTTTGCTCGAACTGATTGAGCAGCAAAACACGCGCCCTTTGATTTCAGACATCAAAGACATTTTACTGGAGATGCAACAACATCGTCAGGCGGATGCGGAACCTTCGGGCCCAGGTTTCATGGATCGCACCATGGACATGGCAAACCGCGCAGGGCAGGCTGGGATGACAACTGCGCGTCGGGCTAAGCGCTTAGCGCAAGTTACCGCAGGGCGTTTGCGTCAGCAACATCAAGGCTCGATCGACACACTGCAACAACGGGCGCAAGAGCTGTTACAAAGTGGCAACCAACAAGCGACCCGCATCAAGCGCATGGCGCAAGTGAAAGCAGGTCGACTGCGCCAGCAACACCAGGGTTCGGTTGATGAGATCGGTGGTCGGTTAAACGACATGTGGAATGATCGACCTAGCCTGGAAGAATTGCGAGATCGCTTAAATGAGCGTTTGCAGCAAGCTAGTAATTTCGCAGGTCAACAAGCTCAAAACGCCCAAGCTGGTGCCCAAGGCTTTGGTAACCGCATGAAGCAAGGCATGTCGGGATTGTTTAACCGTCAACCTCAAATGGAGCCAACGGCGAACAAGACGCTGGTGGAAATCAAAGATGTGCTGTTAGCTATTCAAGCGCGTCTGGATGACGGCATCATTACGATGGCGATGCCTGAAGACCCTTCCCGCCTGCAACGTCTGCGCTCTGGCGTTCGCGGTATGGGTGGTGCGGTCAAACGCGGCGCTTCACGGCTTAACATGCGCTTGACTGATGTCGCCGGTGGTCTGTTTAAGCTGGGTGCCGGTGTGGCTGGTCTGGGTGGTAAACTGGTCAACAACACAGTCGGGGCTGGTATTCGTGGTGCTTGGGGATTGGGTAAAGGTGTTGCTGGTATTGCAGGTGACGCCACGGTAGGTATTGTGGGTTCCCAGTATCGCCGCACCCGAGGCTTCATTGACATCTACGTTGGGGCTGAACGTCGGCCACGTCTGTATGGTCGAATTCTGCAAGAAGGGAATGTCTACTTCGACCAAGCCACCAACAAACCGATTCGCCGTTTGAAAGACATCACAGGTACGGTGATCCGCCGTACGGCTGCTGGGGATGAAGTTGTTCTGGAAGCTGAAGAAATCGCTGCTGCTTGGCAACGTGTTGGACCCGTCAAGAAAACGTTAAAGGCGTTGGGTGTGGTTGTTAAAGGTGGCTTTGATCTGACGAAGGGTGCGCTTGGGATGGTGACGAGCGCAATCCCACCGATTCTTAAAGCAGCTTGGTGGGGTGTCAAGAAAGTCTGGGGTCTGACGGACATGGCCCAAGACATTTACGTTAAAGACAAACTCGATGACCCTGCCTTGACAGCGCGCATCATGCGTGCGGGTGGTTACATGTCAGCTGTATCAGGGAAGATCATCTCCAAACCTTCCCAGGTTGACGGCCCTGTGATGTCTGGTGATGAAGTTGTGTTGACCCACGACGACATCCGTAAAGGGTTGGTGGACAAGAACAATAAACCAATCCGTTCTGGTCTGTCTAAAATGTTACGCCTTACGTTTGGTGGTGTCGGTGTGGCTGCGCGCTTAGGTGTCAAAGCTGGTCGCCTCGCTAACAAAGCTGTACGGGGTCTGGTCACGGGCGGTGCGATGTTAGGTGGCGCAGCTCTGAAGGCAGGGGGTGCCGTTGGCGGTGGCGCATTTGACTTAGCGCGTGGTCGCAATCCTTTCCGTCAGATGGGTGACGGTGACCGCGAGCAAATGCAGATGGTCGTTACCAACCAATCTAACGGGTACTTGAAAGAGATCCGCGACCTGCTGAAGTCGCGTTTGGTCGCTCCCAAGAAACATACCGCGGAAGACAAGAACGACGACGGTATTCGTGACGGCAGCTACGAAGACCAGATGCGTCAGAAGGCCACTGATAAAGCTCGCACTGAAGCTGGTCGTCCTGGCGCAGGTCCTGCGGCACCTGGCGTTAAGGGAGCTGCAGGTGGAAGTCTTTTAGGTGGTTTGTGGAATAAATTACGAGGGAAAAAGAATGCCGATGGTGATGATGATGGGTCTGGCGATACTACCATTCTTGGCGGTATTGGCGGTAGCGCTAATCGTGGACCTCGTCCTCCCGGCGCCAAGTGGGGCGACGCCCAAGGCTTCAAAGGCAAAGCCAAGTTCTTGGGCGGAAAAGCCTGGGGCTTAACCAAAGGTATCGGGAAGGTTGGGGCAGGGTTGTTGGGTCTGGAAGGTTTAGGAATCGGTGGCGCGTTGTTAGGTGCTGGGTCAGCTGTCGCTAGTGGCGTTGCGGCAGCAGCTGGCGCCATCGGAGCAGGCTTGGGTGCCGCCGCTGGTGCAGTTGGAGCGGTGCTGTCAGCGCCTGTTCTTTTGGGTGCAGCAGCAGTAGCTGGGTTGGCTGTGGGTGGTTACATGGCCTACAAGTATCTCAGCAAAAAGAAACTGGGGCTGCTCTCCCGGATTCGTTACGCTCAGTATGGTTTCTACCCAACCGACAACGATCACGTCAATGCGGTGTTTGGTTTGGAAGACAAACTGCGTCCTGCAGTGGTGTTCGGTAAAGAAGGTCCGAAGTTGGACTCCAAGAATGTCAAGGCGGAAGATCTCGCCAGCGACTTCGACGTTGACATGAAGAACGAGCGCGAGCTTAACAACTTCTTGCAATGGTTTGGTAACCGCTTCAAACCGGTCTTCTTAACCCACGTGGCTGCCCTGAAAGCGAATGCGCCAGATAAATGGCTCAGTGATGTTGATGGCTTGGAGCCTGCAGTGGCGTTGAAGTACATGAACGCTTCGCGGTTCCCTGAAGGTCCTTACGGTGAATCGACTTCGCCGTTCAAAGATATCAAGTCATTGAAAGCTGGCAAGGGTGACGTCAACATGTTAATTTCGCTCGCTGAAACTGAGCTGACGAAAAAGGCAAAAGACAAACCTGCTTCAGGCATTGCTGGCGTTGCCGCAGTGGGAGCAGCAGTCGCCGTGAAAGCAGCTACCGTACCCGCTACCCCAGGTTCAGGTGTGAGTCAGAAGGTCTTGGCTGCCGCAGCTGCTGGTGGCTCTGTTGCCGCTTTGAAAGGTGGCCAGGTTGCGGTGGGTGCGAACGTGGTATTGACTGGTCTGGGTAGTAACTCCGTCGACGGTCTGGATGTTGTCCGGATGAAGACCTACGGGTTGGTGAAGATGGAGTCCGACAAAGTCAAAGCCCTGATGGCGTTAGAGCGTGAAGTCGGAAAAGACGTCACCTTTGACAAGAACACTGCAAAGTGGAATGGTTCGTTAGAGAAGATCTTGGCAAACCAAGGTGCCGCTTTCGGTGTGGATATCACCAACACGGATCTGGCAGCGAACTGGCTGAACTGGTTCAATCAGCGTTTCTTACCGGCGTACCTGAATTACATCAGTGTGGTAAAGGTCTTCACCGGTAAAGACAACACCGAAGAAGGTAAAGGTTTACTCAAGGCGTCACAAGCGGTTGAAGTGGCGACCAGCGTCTTTACCTCGAACGGTAAATCAGGTTCAGTGTGGAACGTCTCTGTTTCACCTTGGCTTGATTATAAACTCAACGCTGATGTGCGCTCAACGGATGGCAACATCCAAGCCATGAAAGACTTGGTGAAAGCGTCTGTGTTGGCTGAACCAGGTGGGAAAGCTGGCAATCAACCTACTGCCAATAAGTCGGCAGCGAACACCAGCACCGTACCTAAGTCAGGTGGTATTGTCGGTGGTGTGATGGCAGCTGCTAGTTCAGCATGGGGTGGGATCAAGAGTCTCTTTACGGGCCCTTCACCTACCCCGACTTCGCCTAGTGGTTCGACTGCCATGGGTGGCGGTCGTGACATCGAGCAACCTGGCAAAGGGACTGCGGGAGACATCAACAACATCCCACAGGCAAAAGGCAAAGGTTGGGCGAACGTCAAAGACACCATCATGGCAGCGGCGAAGATGGTGGGAGTTGATGCTAAGCTCTTAGCTGCAATGGCCAAGATTGAATCTGGCTTTAATCCTGACATCAAAGCACCTGGTCCGAACGCCAGTGCAACCGGTCTGTTCCAGTTCATTCGATCGACCTGGGACTGGATGCTGGGTAAGTTCGGGAAGAAGTACGGTATCGCTCCAGGTACCCCGCCAACGGACGCGCGTGCAAACGCACTGATGGGGGCGGAATACATGAAGATGTCAATCGCTGGGTTGGATGGTAAGATCGGCCGATCCGTTACCGACACTGACGTCTACATGTCGCACTTCTTAGGCCCTGGTGGGGCGCGTAAGTTCTTGAATTTAGACCCTAGTGCAATTGCGGCTACGGTCATGCCGAAAGAAGCAGCAGCGAACCGGGGTGTGTTCTACGACCGTCAGAGTAATCCCCTGACAGTGGCTCAGATTTACCAAAACATGGGCCAGAAGGTTAAGAACGGCACGAACGGTTTGTCGTTTGACGGCGGTGAAGCTTTGGTGGATTCTCCCAAGACTGCTCCACCTCCAGCAACAGCACCTAGCGTGCCGGCAGCTACCCCGCCAACGAAGTCAGCTTTCGCGGTGGGTACAGATACCTCAGGTAAAGCACCACCTGCGCCTGTCGCTGCTACACCATCAGCTCCCCCTGTGGCTCCCACTGCCACTCCATTGCCTAGTTCATCCATGGGTGCGTTGGCAGGTGGCTTCATGCCTCCTCGTTCAGCGCAAGACCAGATGGCAGCAACGCGTCAGCAAAACGATACGCGTACGTTGAACATGACCGATACGAACAAGATCCTTAGCGACACGTTGCAAGTTCAGCGTGATTCGTTAGACGTCTTGAAAGACATCGCCAAGCGTATCCAACCTGCCGCATCAGCACCTGTAGCACCGGCGTCGCAAGACGCCCGTTACACTCCCCGTAAGCCAACTGATATGCCTAAACCGCCTATCAGTGTGGCACGTCCACCGGCTCCGGTATAAGGCTAGGGAGTGGCTCACCCCACTCCCTTCCTGTTTCATTCACGAGGATTTACTTCGATGGCAGCTTTACCTTTTAAACCAGATTCCCAATGGGTACGACGTTCATTCCTCGTTCGTAGTGATGAATTCGATCCCACGTCAACCGATGCGAATCAGCGCTTCTTTAGCGTCGCGTCGATCGATTACACCGATACACGTCCTGGCGGTAGTCTTTGTTGCAATCCTCCTGCAGCGCGCACCCGTCACGCCGACATCCGGATCCCCAATAAACTCTCAGGTAGCTTAGGCAAAGGTCGCGCCTATACCGAGTTCTTGGATGCCAATCAACAAATCATCCACATGCGTTTTGGCATCGAGCAGCACAACTCCTTGACCAAATTCTTTACCGGTTTCTATAACAGCGGCGCCAGTCAAATCGCCCGCACTGGACGCGCTAGTAATGCGTTCTTTTATTCGTTAGGTCAAGTAGCTGGTTTTGTTGTTCAGTTGGCTTCTTGGCAGCTCTTGGCCATTCACTTCCTCGGTGCGGCAGTGAACTTTCTGTCCAAGCAACCGAACTCCAAGTTTTACTACTCCAAGCCAGCGATGCCGCTCTATTGGAATGCCGTAACAACGATCGTTAACCACATCTCCGTGAACCGCGGTATCGTGCCACGGGTGTTCGGTCCCGCTAGTACAGAACTCGAACCTGATTACAAAGGTGTGGAAGCTGGACAAAAAATGTCAGAGATTCTGCCGTCTATCTTTAGCCCAAGTGGCCGTATCGATGTGTACGCCATGATGACTCGGGCTAAACGGTTAGAGCGCCAGCGCATGTCGCTCATTCAAGACAAGATGGACCAAGCTCGCTCGTTGGGTGTCACGGACATGCAATCAGTCGTACGTGAGATCATGGGTAAGCAATTACCTTTAGCCGGCTCAACCGTTGAGCATCCGACGCTGGAGAGTTATCTGACCGCGTGGTTTAACGTCGCCCCACCTAAAGACGCTGCTGGTGAATCTGGCAGCTCAGCAGAATCTTTGGAAGACACAGTTGGTAATGGCGCCACGGGGACGGACAAGAAGACCGGTACGTTGGATTCGTTGGTGAAGTTCACCAAAGCTGAACTCGATGACGCTTCCCAGTTTGCTTCGTTCCGTGTCAATGCAACGGGCCCTGTGCAGGAGTCCTTCAGCAACTCGGTCGGTGAATCGAATCTGTCGTCCAAGATCAATGGCATGTCATCAGAGGCCCGTAGCAAGCGTTTCGACTTCGGTCAAGGTAATCTGATGGGTGGTGCGGTTGGTGCGCTCTTTGGGGCTGCTAAGGACGCTGTAACGTCTTTTGCCACTGGTGTGTTGGACTCTGTCGAGATGACTGGTCTGGCGACGTTGGCAGGTTCTGCTTTTGTGGACATTCCTAAATACTGGCAAGGTTCGACAGCGCAACTGCCGCATTCGACGTACACCATGAATTTGGTTTCACCTTATCACAATCCGTTGTCACAGGTCTTGAACATTGACATTCCGTTGGCAATGATTTTAGCTGGCGCGTTACCGAAGTCCACTGGCGCCCAGTCGTACGTGGGACCGTTCTTGGTCGAACTGTTTGACCAAGGTCGTTGCCAGACTCGCTTAGGGATGATTGAGTCATTGTCGATTACCCGTGGTACTGGTAACGTCGGTTTCAATCAAGACGGTAAAGCGTTGGGTGTCGACGTCACGTTCAGTATTGTCGACATGTCGTCGATTCTGCACATGCCGATTACTGAGAACTTCAGTTTCGCCCAAGCTGCTGCGCAAGCGGTCGGTAACGCCATTGACGGTGACGCAGGTCGCGTTGCAGCAATTACCTTAACGGGTGCAGCGTTTACCCAAGACACCGTGTTTTCGGATTACCTGGCGGTGTTGTCAGGCATGGCGCTGAACGATCAGATCTACGGCTTGAAGAACCTGAAGCTGAACATCACCAAAGCGATGGTGGATTACGATTCTTGGACGTCACCATCCCACATGGCCAGTTTCTTGGGTAACACTTTCCCAGGTCGGGCATTGGGTATGTTCTTCCGTGGTACGGATAAATAACCAAAAAAAATGACAGCATACCTCCCCTCCTCCGCAAGGAAGAGGGGAGGCTGTGTTATTGCAGGGTACTATTGGCTTTGAGGTAAGTGAACATCTGGGTTTGGTATTCTGGCGTGCCTGGAACCAACTCAGGACCTGGTGGCAACACGATGTCAGTATTGGCACTGGTGCGAGTAGTGACACCTGTCACCGTCAAAGGAAAAGCTTTTGCCAACTCAGCTTCTGGTGTGGACTGCGGAAAAGCCGACACCATGGCCAGGTACTTCATGTCAGGATCGTCACTGGCGACCGCACCTGAGCACATCATTCCGGCAAAAGCTGGACTACCACTTTTGACCAACGAAGCATCGATCACTGGGAAATCTAAAACCGGTTGCTTGGTGGTAGCGTCGATCTTGTAACGGTCATTGTTTAACCAGTTCGGGTTGATCGTACTCAACGTGGTTTGGGTGTCACTAAACGCTTGTCGCTGCGCAGCTGCCGAGTAGCTTCCGGATTGACCTGTAAGACTGTAGTTCGTTGACAGAAGCGACATCGCACTTTTACCGATGCTGCCAATAGCGCTAGCGCCGGCACTAGTAGCGATGTTCGCCATTACTGCGACGTTACCCGTTTTAGCGGCAGACAATAAACTCGTTACTGCGGCAACGGAGATGATGGATTTATCGCCACCAGCTAAAGGTAACGTGGAACTAAAGGCGTTGTTTACACCAGAAGCCGCGCCACCGATCGTTAAGGCAGAGATCAGTCTCGCCGTAGCGTCTTTGTTCGCCAGAGAAACTGTGGAACTAGAACCGACCGCTGTATTGATTAATTTGGCGACCGAACTAAAGTCGCTCAAGCTAGATGTAGGAACGTTCGATGAAACACCGTTAATGGTTGCTACAGAACCCAAAGACGAACCCAATGGTTTTGTCACTAACGCCGTCAGACTAGCGGGTACGCCTTTCTGCGTCAGAAGAGAACTTAATGCAGACATGTTGTTGGCGTTCATGCCAGGGATACTGGCGATGCCGCTTTGTAAGCTACCCAGCAAACTTTGGGTGCCGGTTTGCACTGACTTCAACCCGTTACTGATGCTGGTGAAATAACCGCCATCGACAGAGGAAGAACCCAACGTGCCGCTACTTAAAGTTGCCCCGTTAGCGTTACTGCTGATAAAGTTCCCTTTCGCATCAACCGTTGTCAAGCTTTCCAGTCCAGGCAATCCAGCTGCCATGGCACTGCCACCTTTCATGTTCCCTAACAAGTCAGAGGTGACTTTGTCGGGATCAATCGAAGGCGTGTTGTTAATAACCGCATCGCTTTGAATCTCGTAAACGTCAGGAGCTGCAAGCTTAGCATCAGGCGCAGCAATGAAAGTAGTGGGGGCGATGGTACGCGTCGTTAACATAGCTGCCTTTGAACAAAAAAAGAATGCCCTCAAGGAAGGCATTCTCGGCTAAACTAATTAACGAACAATCAGCTTAGCGTACTCTTCAGGCTCAATCGGCGTAGGCTCCTTGCCTTGCACCATCAAGTCCCGTAGAGCTGTTAATGAGTCTGTCAACAAATACCCGTCCACCGGACGAATAGGTAAGTTCGATGTTTTGTAGAGGTAATACAAATCAAAGGGCAATGTCGACTCCGTGAAGTGTGTTGCTATCACAGGATTATGTTGCAGCTTGGCGTACACCGCCGAAGTTAAGATGGCACCTTCGTTCGCAATGTCATAGCTCTTAAGCGTTCCCGCTGAAATCGCTTTCACGAAGTGTGTCTTCGCCTCAGAGCCGGTCATGCGCCGAAAGCTGTCGTCACGGCAGCCACTGGCGATATACCGCATGAAGCCTTCAATGCATTTGAAAGGACCGAAGTAAGGGTGTTCAAACGACGCCACCTTGTACGTGGAGAGCTCGCGCCCTAACGCTGACTTGGCAAAGGTGTAGTGAACGTTGATGTGGGTGACGTTGTCTTGTGTGGGGTCAGGCAGCGTCAAGTTAGGAGGGGGCAGGGTCATGCTGTTCATGGGCTTATTGGGCTTCTTCATCATCGTCATCCAAGAAGTTAATTGGTTCTTGGTCGTCTGGAACTTTGGCGTTCGGACGGTCTGTGACTTCGTCATCGAAATCTGGGTCGTCCATCAAGCCGTCTTTCAGATTAAGCCGAACCTGGTGTGTCGTGATTTTTCCGTCATGGTGTTTGGCGTCAAGCGTGATGCGGATCTCGCTGAACTGCATGAACTGCATGCACTTGCAAAACACCTTCCAACTCATTTGGGAGTTGGAGAATTCTTTGTTGAGATTGCCACGGTTGTTAAAGCGCTTCTCGGGGCTATCCATAGCTTGGTTGGTTTGCTTGTTCAGATAGTGATCCATTAGGTTACTGAACTTGTAGTGAGAGATTTTGTTATCAAGCAATACCAAACGCCAGAGTTTGGACAGCAAGCCTTTCGCGCCGTGCGTTTTGGCAACTTCTTTATTCGGGTCGTCAAGCATCTTGGCGATGGGTTTGACTTTGGGTTTTTGGTTCAACATGACGGGTACCTCAAACGGATGAAACGGGTTAAGTGCAGAAAAGGACAAGAGGGATTAAACGGGGTGAGAGGTTTTGCTAAGCTCTTCGAGAGCGTAGCCAAATTCGAGAAGATGATTTAAAAGGAGACCCAGCTGGCGAAGGTTATACGATTTGGTTTCGTATTCAACGGTCTTAGCTTCGTCGATGGTTTTGCACAAATCAATCGTCGCATCCTGCAGCTCACGCAGTTTGTTCACGACAGATTCTTGGTAATAGCCCTCACGGTCAATGAGATAACGGTTAAAAGGTTTGATGCTACGTTTGTAGTTGCACTGGCTATCTAACACATGCCCAGAACGTTCCATGTTACGGATGTGGTTAGCGATGTCGTCGACGCAAAGGTCAATGTTAGGATGCACCACACTGACAGTAATACCTTGGCCGTACTTCAGGCGCCAATCCGCGAACGGGGTTAAATCGAGGCGTTCGTAAAGATAACGCACTTGCTCCATTAACGGCAACGTCGTCGGGTCAACAGGTTCCGTTGTGACGCCATTGAGCTTGGCAAACCACGATTTCAGTTGCCCCAGTAAACTTCTCATTCCAACTCCTTTCTAATGTGTTTGATACAGCTCATTTTAATGATATAGTCTTGAGATTAAATAGCGTAATTCTCGGGAATGCCCGCTCACCTCCTTTAAAGGTACTACCATGCAACGCGATGATCCATCCGAAGACGGCCTTGATCCGGATTCAGCTCCACCACCTTTAGTCTTCGAACCAGCTCTGCCACCTCTTGGCGAACCAACCGATGTGCTCGATATGGATGACACCCTGCGCTTCACCCAAAAGGTGCGGGTACGGGTCATTCAAGCCATCAACAAGAACCTCAACCAAATCGAAGACCCCGCCATGTTCTCGGCCATGCTTAAAGCTGCGAGCGATATGGACAAAGGTACGCTGGGTCGTCGTCGTGTGGGTATTGAAGAAGAAGCTGCCAAAACAGCTGACGCTACTGCCCGTGACGTGGCAGGTGTGCTGCGCGCGATCAACTCGAATATGTTCCGTGTTGATCCAACTCAGCAAAACAATCCGCGTGCGATTCCTACTCTACCGAATGACTTAGGTGCGCCTGATCTCGTGCCAGGTGAAACGGAACAGGGCGTCGAGTCGCTGTCATACGACGCTTTCGCTAAAGGTCGTCAGTCTGAGTAAGACTGGAAGGTGTTACTGTCTACTCCCAGCCTCCCAGCTCTTGCGAGCGGGAGGCTGTGGGGTATGGTGTCGTCTGCCACTTATTCAGGCTTAACAATGCTGAACAATTCAACCGGCATCAGCTGAAGATTAACTCCGCCATTAACGCTTTTCTCTAGTGCTTCAAACGGGCTCCAATGGAATCGCGTTTTCAATTCGGATATCTGTTCTTCAGTGGGGGTGTGAACGTGGTATAAGGCTGGCGCATAAAGTGTCACCTCATTCATCGGTAACTGGGTAAGCGCAACCTGGTGCAAGGTTAGCCAGTGATCAAAGTTGTACATCAACATCGCTGAGAAGTTCAGTTTGCAGTATTCAGGGGTTAGCTCTGCATCAGACTGGTATACGGTCTCAAGCTCGAAGGATAGTTCCGCCGTCGAATAGCCGTTCATCTTTGCCGCTAAGATGCCCTTCATGGATGCTTGGTCTTCTTCAGTGAGCTGGTACGGATAAGTGTTTAAAACCACCCGTACGCCTTCGTGAAAAGGACGTACCAAAGCTTGCTTCATCAACTCCGTGACAATTTTACCTAAGAACCACATCACGTTTGTGAGGGTGGAGAGGGTAAGTGTCTCAACGTCGCGACTAGCGTAAAGCGCTTTGTACTGCTCAAGGTTAACTCCAGGGAACTTGTCATCCTGGCGAGAATGGTAGTTGCCCTTTAAAACATTTAAGACTAATTCGTTGCCTCCTAACTTAGCGAGGGTACCAATGCGCGTATCGAGGAGTGAGTCAAGATCAACGTACACTCCACTTAGAGCTGAACTCATCTTAGGGTTGTCTCATCAAGTTTTGTAAAAACTACTTGTTTTTGGTTTGTGGTTCTTTTAACGCAGCTGGGTTCTTGAGGACCTCGTGCTCCAGATCGATGAAGACAAACAGCAACATCACCACAATCATCCAGGTGTTAACCGTCAACACCGTTTTAACTGCACTGTCAGTGGCGAGCTCATCGAGCAGGTTCTTGTCCATACCTAACAACGAAGGCGCAGCTTTTGCTTCATCGTCGTTCAAAAAGCCAACTTCGTTATCGATACCCATGTTCTCTGACGCAGCCAACGCCAGATCTTTAATCAACGCTTTGAGCGTCGCCATCCCGTTACCACCGGCAATGTTCATGAAGAACACAAACTTCGTGTCAAACAACCAACTCCGAAAGGGTTCATCTGTGAAGACGAATTCCGAGAGATCCTTCAACGCTTCTTCTGTTGCAAAGAGCGCTGGGGAACGGCTACCTAACAAGTCCAGCAACTTCGCTTGGATGTGTTCGGTCGAAGGTGCGTTGTTTAACGTCTGTTTGACGGAAACGATGAAACGTTCCCGCATTACCAGTGGGTCGTACAATGTTGCTGTCAGGACATCATTCATTTTTCATTTAGTTGACATTTAAGCCATAAAAAAGCGTATCACTTAACGCAACGAGTTCTGAAGGTGCATGCAGGTTAGTATCGTCGAGAACGTACGCGTCGATTCTACGCCACCTGCGAGGTGTTCGATTGACTTCATGGCGACACTGCCTGTTTTGTCAATCATGTCAATCATCGCGTCGTAACCTTTCACATCACCACCGCGGTACTTGAGATACTCGATGAGCATGTTAGGCAAGTCCAACGCAGCCATCACTTGAACTTCAGGTGACGACAACTTACTGCCTTTCGATTCGCCCGACGGTTGACCGGTGAGGTCATCGATCGAACGATTGTGTTTCGGAATACGAATTTTCTTTTCTAACAACTGCGCTTGTCGACGATATGGAAGATCCAATACCAGATAAGCTTTGTTCGTCAGGTATGCCGGCCGCTTACCGTCACTTGGCGTAATCCAAATGCGTTGGTAGAAACTGTGTCCCATGTCTTTCGCCACGTTCAATGCCGTCTGAACGCTCAATGGTGCCGTGCCTTTATTAGGGGCCAGGTAGGCTGGTCGTACCTCACGATTCTTAATACGCATCATAAAAGCATGAAATGCGTTGTCATCCATCTTCGCAAACATGTCGCGATAGATTTGGGGAGTAGGGCCGCCTGGACCCAAACTCTCGATGCGCTTAAGAAGAACTGCTTCAGCTGCTTTTCGATTGCCTACCATGTGAATCCTCTTTCTTGTCTATGTGAACAAGAACGATGCGCAGTGAATTTTTCAATTCGTTCATGCGCTCGTTCATGTCAAAGGTATTGGGAGATACCCCGTCATAGAAAGAGATTCCTTCGTTAGCAGCTTCTGAGACATCCCGGTCGCGCCAGGCTTTGGCTAAGGCATTATACGGGCCGAAGCTATTCGTTTTCACGATAGCGCCTTCCACGTCAACGTCTTTCCAATTCGGTAACCACACTGCGTAATGGTAACCATTGGCGCGACACCAATTCAAGATGAGCGGAGTGTCGTCAGGTTTATCTAACGTCATCAAGAAAACCGTGCTGTCTTTCTTGATTTCTTTATCGCGCACATAGCGAGCCATCTGCGCTTCGAATAACGTTAGGTCGTCGAAACCGGTAGTGCTGTAGACGAGGACCCGTCGCTCGAAGTCGGAGAGTCGATTGTGTTCGACGGGCTCGGTAATACTTGGGTCAGCAACTTGTGCTTGATCGCGCATGGGATAACCTCTTTACGGAACAACACGCTCCATTCTTCCAGAGCGATGTCGTTGATTAAGCAACCACGTGCGTTGCGGGTGTCGAGCGCGAGTTCTTCTGGCAAGCTAGCCAGGATTTGCAGCCAGCAACGATTGATCCAGAAACGCTGAACGTTCACGTCGTTACTTTGAAAACCAACTGGCTCGAGCGCCATCAACCACGCTTCTGGGTTAACGATGTGGGCTTCCTGCAAGCACCAGACCACGTGTTCGGCCAGCTTAAATGGGCGAGCCGGAACGTCGATTTCGGTGGCGGCAGTTTGTTCTACAGTATCAGATGTCATTGTTTAATATTATCAGAATGTTAATTTTAAGAAATTATTTCTTGACAACAAAGTCAAGGATATAATGGCTGGATGTGAAAATCTTCGACGGTAGCCTCAGCAGGTAAAGCTTCGAAGCGACCGTCTTCTACTTCGGCTCGCTCCCGAAACCAGACGAGATTATTGATAATGCAGCGATAACCGTACGCCGGTGTGTTCGTCGCCTCCAGACGACCCACATCTGGCGTGATCACGACCTCGTAAGTACCACCTGATTTTTTGTGATAGATAAACGAATTACGAGGAAACAAAAAATTAATGGGCATAAAAAAGTTAGTCCTCAGTAGGTTCCCACTGCGTTTCAACGTCGGCTTGCGAGCGAAAGAACGGTGGTGTTTCGATAGGTCGCAAAGACTTCAAGAGATACGCAGGTTGGTCGTTATAAATGCAAGTTGCCGGGGTGGCAATCACACGGTAACGCCCCCCGGACATCTTGAGCTTAATGACTTGGTTGTCGTTAAACAGGGCTATCGACATCGTCGACTTTCACCCACAGCTTTTCAACGAGCTCTTGCGGACGCAGTTGACCATTGGCGTTCTCTGGCGTTGCGTGCAGGGAAGGCTTCAGAAGCTTTAGGTTGTAATACGGCTCACCGCCACGTGTGCATGTGTCGGGTGTCTCGATCACCTCGTAGAGGCTGCCTTCCAGACCTGTGTGGGTCAGGGTATCGCGTTCGTTAAACAGATGCATTACATCGATTCCTTGGAAAGACCAGAGCCCGAAGGCCCTGGCGATATTAGCTGAAAAACCCGCTGAACGATTTTTTGATGATGGTCAGGTTGACTTGTTTCAACACCAGCCACTTCACCCAGGCCAGTGGCCACAGGAAGAAGTTGAACAGACCCCAGACAATGCTCTTGTCGATCTGGTAGCCGATCACGGCGGTCAGGATAGCGATGAGGAGATAGAGAACGGACATTAGGCGGCTTTCTTGTAGAGTTCGGCAATGGGTGCCATATTGATTTTGGCTTTGTCGTCTTTCGACATCCAATAAGGAACGTAGGTACCGTGGTACATGTTCCAGAGATCCATCGTTGACAGGTAAGGAATTGGGTTTGCACCCAGGCACCAGTACCCGCGCGTGTGGAGTAACACCTTCCAGTCGTAGCCGCGTGCGATCAAGCCTTGATACAGGTCAGCTGGTTCTACGAAAACGTCGTCTTCCATAACCCAGGCCCAGTGTTCTTGCATCTGCTTCATTTCCATCGTGAAGGTCAAAGCGCGGCAGAAGAGCGGATCGACATCGATGACGGAACGCACCGTGTTACGGGTGACGGTTTTGTCTGGATAGATCGACAGGGCCATGATCGAGCCACCACCACCCGAAACTTCCATGCCCCAGCGCTTGCGAGTACGGAGATAATGGAACTCGGTCAGCTCTGGCAACACACCCGTCTTCTGCGACACGAGGATTTCGTGCAGCACACCGGATGCGCCGCCTTTGGAGCGCAGCTGCTTGAGCTTCGTCAGTTGCAGGTCGGTATCCTTGACACGCGCTGTCTTGGCGTCGATCGGGTATTCCGGTTTCATGTCATCGTCCCACCATGGCACGGACTGTTCGATCCACCAGCAATCATGAGTCGCGAACGTGAACTTGGCCGTGGCGCCTTTGATGGCTTCGGTCGATGGCAGGTTCTTCAGCTGCACCCGCGGCGGAGCGTGAGGTGAGGAACCGATGTCGGTGTTCTTACCGATCTGAGCCACCAGCACAGTGTAGTTGTTGGCCTGGACCGTTACACGCGGGAGTTCAGTCAGGAAGTTGGCCTTGACCAAACCTGCACGCATGTTCAGAATGTTTTGGGCACCGGAGCCGAGTTCTGTCTTCTCACGGGTCGCTTCCATATCGTCGGTGTCGAATTCGGAAATCGAGTCCACGGCCGAGAACGTCGGCACGAACATCTTGAAGGGTGTTTTACCACCACGGTCAGCGAACGGCGTCTCGTAACTATTCTTGCGGTCTTTCGCTTTGGCAGTCAACCAGTCCTTGATCATTTCGAAGAACTTGTTGCCGCTGTATTGGACTTTGGTTGTTAAGGTGAAACGGCCGACGCTGAAGAGGTCCTGGTTGCAAAGGATCTTGCACGCCATTTGCAGTTCTGTCATGCGCGGTTCGTTCTTGTTCAGTTCGGTGTCGTAGAAGATACCGACCGATGGTGTCTCGAACGTGAAAGCTGTGACACGACCCATTGCCGTGTACATGAACCATTCCGCCAGTGTGGACTTACCCACGTTACCTTTGGCGGCAATACCCATGATGTACGAGAAACCACCTGAGAGAACTTCTTCTCCGTTCAGGCCGCGGTAGTACGTGCCGTTCAGAATATCGAACCCACCCCCAACAGGAATGGAAGGGGCGATATAAGCTGCCGGCTGAAGAGTGGCGGGTAATAGACTCACTGATGACTCCAGTTATTATGACAATTGATAGTTTGTTGATGCGTTAACGTCCAGATGATGTTCCACTGGAATAATTTTATGTACACTTTCGCCAGATGCGGCGACCTTTTTTACCACCTTTTGAAACGACCCAGACATGTTAGCCAACAAACTGAACTACAAGACCGACCCGATGAAAGAGATGGAGCATCTGCGCGACTTGATCTCGAACGAATCTTTCAGCATGCAAGGGATCGTTCACTCGCTGCAAAACCTGATCCCGTCAATCCAAAAGAACTTCCAAAGTTTCGTTCATAGCTTTAGCGAGAAGACGCCAGCTGTGCAATTGAAAAGCAGCGAGCGGGACTTCATGAAGCTCTTAGACGGGCGCGTGTACCTGAACCTATCGCCACTCATGGCGTTCGTGCCTGAGGGCTTGGTGGTGCCTTATATCGAATACCTGGCGGTGTTGAAGGAAGCTGTCCAGCACTGCCACGACACGACCCTGAAAACCCTGAACGAATACTCGATGTACCTCGCGCAGATTATCACGAACCGTCAATTCAAAATCACCACCATGCCGCATGACAAGATGTATGCGACGATGGAAAAAGCGCGCGCAGCAATGAACGCCAAGGTCGCCAAGTGTTTCAAGACCGGCTCCACCAAAGCTGAAGCGACGTATGCGGACGTGGTTAACCGCAACGCAGAATGGGTGGACGTGTTTCATCTGCTCGACCAAGTCGGTCATATCGCCAACACCATTCCGCGCGACGACCTGCACAAGAAAGCAGACGAATGCAACAACCAACTGGAAATCATCATCAAGCAGATTCGCAACAACGAATTTGAAGGTGCTGGTCCGGAAGTGACCAACAACCTCTCGAACGGCGCCTACCAATCTGGTTCGGAGTTGGAATTCTTTGCAGCGACGTATTTCCGGGTGCTGGTCATCACGACTTCCGTCGGTGACACCATGCAAAAGGTCACCGAAGTACTGAAGCAAGCCAAGTAAACTAGACACGGCATAACTCCATCTACTCCCCTTCACTGGCGGAGTAGATGGGCTTATGTTGTTCAAAGGTGTTATGACCTAGACGCCGATAGCGACATGTTCATTAAGCAGCTTGGTGACGTCCTTTTCGATGTCACCTGCACTGCCGTACAGCAACCACTGGGGCATGCTGTCAATGAGCCGGGAAACAACGCTCGGCATGCGATCAGCGCTCACGCTGCCTTGCGTGACGTCTTCTTGAAACACTTCAAATGACGTCTTGCCATTCCAGATGACTTTGGACATCATCACTGGGACAGCTAACGCCTTCTCGCCTGACTCGGATAAGGCCATGAGTCGATTGAGCTTGCTGAAGGTTTCTTGATCGTACGTTGTTTCACCGGACATTAACGCCACCAAAGACGCCACAAAGATGGACCGCTTCGTCTTTGCGGGGAGCCCTTTGTCCAGTAAACCACCAATTAAACTCCTGAGCATGTAAGACTCCTGTTCGATACAATTGTATCGCGAGGTGAAAGCGATTAGTCCAAGACCAACCGCATGTTGCTGTAAACGCCTGCCCAAATACCGATCGCACCTTTCACCTTGATGATGGTTGCGTAGCGGAAGGCTTCTGGTTCTTCCGGCCAAGTAACTAAGCAGACTTCCGGTTCGAGTTCTTCGATTCGCTTTAAAGCATTGCGATCTAGCAAATCCAAGCCAAGCAAGAGTTGGATCTTGGTTTGGCGAAGACTGCCGTCTGGGTGACGATAGTTTACGACCGCATCGAGATCCGAGGTCCCTACAACAAACTCAGGTTTGATTTTGTTAATAGTTTTCTCTTCGCCCTTTTTGGTCGTTTCGATAAGAGACTCATAAATTAAAGGAGTCAGATCGGTGAGCGTCATGCCAGGTTTACCAGCTTTAAAGTCTACCAGGATTTCACGCAACTGGCTCAGCTCATCCACACAGCGATGAATCAGAAGCGGTGGGTTGTGCTCTTTGGTGACCAGTTCTTTCTCATCACGCAGTTGCGCGTCAAGAATGGAGCGGGCATCTTTTGGTTTACTGAGGATCAGTCCGCCGTAGCTTGTGATCATGTCATGCACGCCAGCGCGGTAGATGTAATCCAAGCGCGCAATCATCACCGTGTCGTTGCCGTCGGCCAGACGGGTGCTGTATTTTCGCACTTCTTCCAGGACCTTCTCAGGTTCATCTAAGAGCACGTACGCATAGGCGCCGTTAGCTTGACGTTTGCCAGCGAGATCATCGTCCTTGTCATGCTCACCCAGGCAGTATTCACCTTCCCGGTAAGAACCCGGTACGGTGTTGTAGTACATCCGGCGGTGTGACAGGAACGGGTGACGATTTGTTTCGTACTTCCAGTAACCTTCTGGCAGTGACTCAATGATCTTCTTTTCAAAGACGCCGTTGGTGGAGTGACGCATCCCCGCGTAAGCTAAATCGTCCACCATCTCATTACCGAAGTTACCGGAATGACCTTCGTTCCAGTTAATGCCCAGGTCCACGCCTTTGGCTTTCAGCTGGTCGTAGAGCTCGACGTATTCTTTCCAAAGATCGATGTTCGCTGGTACACCACCGTCTTTCTTTAACCAGCCATTCTTGCGCCAGTTCAGAGCGTGGGTAAAACCGCCGACGACGTAATTGGAATCTGTCCAGATGCGCACTTTCGTGACATCGTTTTCCAGAGCGACCTTGAGGGCTTCTACCGCACCCATCAGTTCACCAGCGTTGTTGGTCGAGCGTGTGCCGTCGTAGTTGTAAGCGTTTGGAGGAACCGCACCCATGCCGTCGATGTATTTCACAGGTGTCACCAGCGGCACGTTAGGCAAAGTCGCCTTCACGGTCTTGGACATGTAGTCGTCCGCTGTTAAAACGTAATCGGAGTTACCAGTGCCTTTGGTGGGCAGTTTGTCATCGTAGACGTAACCGTGAATTCCCCAACCGGCAAACCCTGGATTTGGACGCGCTGAACCGTCCGAGTGAATGAGCAATCCGCGCATCACCGGCACTGCATCGACAGCGTCAACTTCTTTCTTCTTGGCCATTCTTTTATCCGTTCTTCAATTAAGAGCATAGTGGTCTAGAAGATGACGGAGCAGGGTAAAAATCCCACACCGTCATTTCTAGTTTATTTACTGTCTTTGCTTTTGTCTTTACTGATGACCTGGCACTTGTCGAAAAACTCCAGTTGATTCTTCTGGCGAATCTCTTTCGCTTCAGCTATGTATTTGCGCAGCTCGCCAATGTGTTTGCGCTCGATCAATTCGATCTGCTCCAAACCTTTGGCTGCCTGCAAAGCATTCACTGGCAGTTCGGGCATCGGAGGCGTAGCCGGAAACGGCGACATCTCGCATTGCAAGTTGGGTGACAGACTTGACTTGTCCGTCACAGGCGCCGGGGCTTGTGTGGCGGTAGCTGCTGCCGTGATTTGGTCACCCAACACTTCTGCTGCGGTTGGGCTGGTGTAAGGTCGTTCATTGTAACTATTGAAGTTGTTACTGAAACTGCCGCAGCCTGAGGCAGCAACGAGCAGCGCAACAACAGCCCAGCGAATGAATGAGCGGGAGGTTTTCATGTCATTTTCCTTGCGCGGCTTCTAATCGCCGCATACGTTCGAACTCTGCTTTAATTTGCGCAGTGTTATCGACCTTGTGTTTGGTGTGAGTTGGACGGGGTGCTACGACGGCCACTGGTTCAGCTACCTGGAGAGGTTCTGGTGCAGTGATCACTACTGGAGCAGCTTTAAGCGGACCCACAGTAATAACTGGTTTGTTCTCTAATACATGGATTCGAGCTTCCAATGCATCGTTGGTGCGTGAGAGACCTAAGTAGCTGTACGCCAGCGAACCGAGCTTCGCCATCAGAACGATGTTGAAGATCACTGAGACAATTACAGCGATGGCCAGAATGGTTTTCTTACGGTTCTCCCTAAAAGCCTTACCCCACGACTTTTTACCAATCAACATCTCTTTGATGAAGGGCATCAAGTAAGGGATGACTTTGAATAGAAATGCAAATAAAGACATCCTACTTTCCTCTTAGGTTATTTTATAGACACAGGTCCAATCTCAAACCAGCTGAACTGGTGAATTTGAACCGCTTATTGCTTATTTCACCACGCCAAAGGCAGGAGAATTCGATGTACGTACAAAAGAGTTTTATCAGCAACACGAACTTTGCAAACAACATGCCTGGCTTTACCGCACAACTCGGTGAACTGTCTAGCTACGGTAGCAGTTTCGCACGTGACAAGGGCTATTATGCCAACAAAGATATTGCAGCTAATTTACTGCTGACGACGTTCATCTCGAAAGACGGTGAAGCTTCCATTCCCGTGCCGGCATTGATTGCCACCCAAACCCTGACAATCTGTAACTTCGTCTATAACCAAACCTTGGGTGGTGACCATAGCGTTGCTGCCGATGTGCTGCTGGAAAACCTGCTGACGCAATACGCTGGGTTGGCGGGTCAATTCGAATGCGGTAACATCATCTCCGACGGCACGTATTCATTGCCGGAGTGGGTTCAGTGGAAGAACCTGACCGATACCGCGCACCCTGACAACATCGTGAAGGTGTGGTTCGTTGACGCGAGCTTCCAGACGCAATACGACGAATACGAAATCTACGTCATCGCCCCGTTTACCAACCTGGACGACTTCTTCAAGTCAGGTCCCGAAGTAGAACTTGAAGTACGGGCGCTGTTGAGCTCGGAAACGATGGACCGGATCCAGGCAATGAAGTCGGGATACCCTGAAACCATCATCCGTACTAACACCTATAACTACGTCGACCCGCTCAACACGCTGCATACGGTGCCAACGGATTGGACAGTGTTGATCTACGGTCCGTCGGGCGACAACATCGACTCGATCAAAGACGCACTGATGGCGTTCATTCTGGCCAACAGTACCCACACGCGCCCTCAGTGGATTCCTTTGCTGCCCGATATCTTCAAGCGCACTGAATTTATCATCGTGCCACTCGAAGACCAGTACGCGATTCCGAACTTGCAACAGTCGACGGGCATTTACTCCCCTCAAGTCAAACTGTCAACAGCTGTTGCTAAGATGAAACTCTTTGCGTCGCAATACCCAGACTCTCATATTGATTCGAACCTGACGACAATGGGGCATCCGTATCGCTCGTTAGCGTTACTCGTGATCGGTTCTCCAGACAACCGCTTGGCCAAATATCTCCTGTCGGATTACTTCCCTGACTTTATCTCGGTAGCGTCGAGCTCGATCGACTTTAACCGGATGAGTCAAGTGACGCAAGACTGGGCAGTCATCCTGGAGAACCTCATTTCGGTGGCCGAATCGATGGGTGACTTCACCACCATTCCAGTTGGCATGCAAAAGATCCACCGTGACGGCATTCTGTATCTGGCCAAGAGTTACATGAATGTGAACTATCTGGTGGTTGCCAAAGCTAGCCTGATCGCAGCGACTTCTGTAAAGCCGAGCTAAGCCATGGGTAAAGCTTATCTCTTACCCAATGTCGGCACCACCGGAGCGATTACCTTAAAGGCGCCATTCGATGGTTTGTGCGCACCGAACATTCCTTACCAAGTCAGTGAGGTGCGTTCGTTGCAAGGTATCGCTTCGGATGGCTTAGATCCGTTTACGTTGTTCTACGATCCCTTTGGTTTGACGCAAGCGAACTATGCTGACGACGTTGCCAACAACGTCTGCATCTTGTCGCTTCTTTCACCTAGCGGTGAGACCTTGCGCGTGCCCAACTCGTATCTGGTCAATTTGCCAGTCTCAACAGGCTTACCGTATTCCACGACGCTGGTGGGGGTGAACTTGGGGGCGTTACCAGAAGACATGTCGTTGGCGTATTTCATCAGCGCGGTGCAAGACTTAGCGCATGACCTTCTGGGTGTGACGGGTGCTGTAGCAAAAGCAGTCAAGACGTCAGCGACAATGTATCTTTCGATCACCGATGCAGAAGCCATTGAAGCTGCCCGCAACGCAGTGATGGTAACTGTGGTAACGGATCGCGCCAAACTCGTTGCAGCCCAAAGTCAGATCCAAACTTTAACTACCCACAACGCTGATCTCGAAGCGTTTGTGTTGGCTAATTTACCACCTCCCTAAAGAGGGCATAACCACCCTACCGACCCCGTGATAGAGTCGGTAGGGTGTATGCCGTTTAAGCGGCTTTGGTTGCTGCGGTGAGTGGCAAGTCGTATTGCGCGTAAGCTTTGAAGATCTCTTTGTGCATGATGAACAAGACGTCGTGGTCAACAAATGTTTCGACCCCGTTGATCAAGCGGGTTTCAGCCCAGTCTTTCCAATCGATACTGTGCAGCTCGCTTCTGTGCATACCGCGGATGGTCAAATTGGGAATATGGCCGAACCGATCGCGCCAGCGTTTGGCGGACATCTCGTCTTTAAACAGAACATCTGCTTTTGCGCCAGCACTTACGTGGTTAGCTGCGGCGAGCATCATGCGGGTGGTGCGACCGGTTTGACGGTTGTGTTCAATCGGATGCATTCCGGCAATCATAGCCAGTCGAGCATCTACATCCGTCGCTTTCGTTGGATCGTAAATGCCGCCTGGCGCTCTGTTCCATTCGTGCTGAGTTGGTTCCATGGTGATTCTCCTTAGTGAGTAATGCTAACTTGCTGGTTATAAGGTCGTCCTGCGGGTAAAGCGATGTTGCGATCATCCAGCACACAAAGTTCTGCGTTCGTGAATGATCCGTGCACTGCAATGAAATGCGAGATCATGAAGAGCTGCGGGAAGTTACCGTTCTCCATCAACCACCGAATCTCTTCTGTGGCTCTGAAGCTGTGAGTCTCATCTAAGCCCTCCCCGAACTCATCTAAGAACAGAGGCGTGTCGGTGAGATCCATTGCCCGCAGCGCTGTCATCTTGAAAGCCAGGTTAATCATTTCCTTCTGACCTTTACTTCCCTTTCCGATGTCAGGTACTACGTTGTCTTCCCGTTCCACAATTAACTTGAAACGGTAATCCAGTTCTGAGGACTGTTCGTTATCTACCACGCTGTAACCGGTTGGAATCACTTGCAGTGGATAAGTCCAGATACGATCGATGAACTGATTCATCTGACCGACGAAGTTACGGATGTATCCCAACAACCCTTCTGCAATTAAGCCATGGGTAGGCGACAACGCTTTTACCATGGTCTTAGCAGCTTGCTCTTTGATTTCGTACGTGGCTAACATTCCCGTCAACGACGCCACCAGTTGCTTCTGCGCTTTCGCCGCTCTGAGAGATTCCTCTTTCATGGTCAGCGCATTGGTCACTTGGTTGATGCAATGGTAGATACTCTCACGCCGAATCGCTTCGATGTGTTCCCATTGCTGAGTGTCAGCGAGATGCTTCAAGCGTTTAACTTCTTCTCCTAACTGCAAGCCCGTGTTTAACTGCCGCCGATATTCAGAGTAATCCGTTACCGAACGCTGAACGCGTGCCAGGCTAGACGTTAAGTCACCCAACTGAACCGTGATGTGTTCCATCTGTTCTTGGACCGCAATCAGATTCGTGTCGCCCACTTCAGCAGCAGCCAACTTCAATTTCTCAAAGTCAACGATCTTACGTTCCATCTCACCGATCTCAGCGGACTTCGCCAAATCGAGTTTGACATAGCGCAGCAGATTCACCGCCTCCATGGGCGCTTCGAATAACGTCTGGGACTCTTGGAGATAATCCCAGAACGGTTTTAGAATCGTCAGGGATTTGGTGTACGACATGACTTCACGGTATTGATCGAAGTAACCTTCAATCTCAGTGAGGTCTTCTTGAATCTTCTTTTGCACCGCCAATGGTTCACGGATCGCAATCTGTTTGGCTTTGATGTCTTCCAACAGCTGTGCGTATTCTGTTTCGTTAACACCGACAGTCCAGGTATGGTCGCATGACGGACAGGTGTGTTGATCCTTACCGCGGTGTTCGTCAGCATGGTCCCGTCTAGCGACCAGACGTTGGATCTCTTCACCCAGATACCGCAACCTATCAGCAATTGCCATCGCTTGCGCTTGGAGGTCTTGATGGCGTTGGCGACCGAAGCGCCTGTCTGCGTTAATGGGGAGGTGACCAATGGCTAACCCTAACGGACCGTCAATGGAATCAAAAGCAGATTGTGCAGCTCTCGCGTCCTGGAACACTAATCCTAACCGCAACGCGCTAACTTTCTTAGTGATCTCATCTCGGAGTTCACCAATCTGGCGGTTCAAACTGTCAACGCCTTCGGAACCTGTCTTAATCAGAATAGCGTGCTGGCGTTGCAAGACTTCGTATTGGCTGTGCGTTGCCGTCAGCAAAGCCTGGTTCGTTGTGGCGATATGTTTCAAGCGATCAATCTCGCTGTCGATCTCTGCAATGGAGCCGAAGTAAACCCGTTTGAGTTCACCCCATTCATCTCGCTCGACACGTTTGTCAGCGTACTCTAACGGCACTACAACGCGATTACGTAATAACCTGATCGAGACTTCGTCCAACGCTTTTAAAGCCCGTGTGCGCTCATCTAGGTGGTATGCTGAAGGGTTCTCTAATGGCGCACGCTCCGCATTAAGAATCCCCAAGTCATTGAGCAACTCTTTGACTTCTGTTTCCAGTTTGAGCTGCTCTGCCTCGTTCATGATCTTGGCTGTTTCAGACACCAGATTCTTACGATTCTCACTGACAGCACCCGCTAAAGCGTTGGCTTTCTTTTTGAGCGCTTCAAAGGACGCCATGGCAAAGGAGTAATCCGTATCACACATGCGGGTTAACCATTCCCGTCGCTGGGCTGGATTCATTTCCGTAAAACGGTCTGTCCCCAATTGGAGGTCGTGCGTTTGTTGGCTGACGCCGAAGTGCTTCAAGCACAACTCACGTTGCACCTTCTCAATGCCACCTGGGTTTAGTTCCACACCGTCCATCTCAAAACTGTGCTCCATCTTACCGGTGCGATGGCTAGTGCATTTGAAATGACTACCGTTACTGAAAATGTTGATAACTTTACCGCCGCCCTTTTCATAAGCGTCCTTGTCCGCTGGTAAAGGGGTGAGTTGATCTAAATAGGACGACTTCCCACAGCCATTGGTCCCGAGGATAATCTGCACTGGGGAGTGGGGGGTGATCGTAATTTCACGGATGTCGTTTAACAGCATCCGCTTAAAACCGGTGAGTTTACAACTGTCAATGCGGTACATGGCATCTTTCTAATATGGGCTCTTACAGAGCATAAATAGTGCCACTCATTTTTCATTCTCATTAGGATTTTACCATGGCAGAGCTGAAGGTCTACTCAATCGGCGTTGCAGCTGAAAACAAAAAATTAGGGCAGCGGGTGTTGGAAGTGACCCCGATTGAAGATTCACCCATGATCGATGGTGAAATCAATTCAGCCAAAGTAAACGACACCGTCCAGTCCGAAGACGCCAATGGCGGCAAGTTCAACGTGAAGACGACAACTGCCAACAGCATCCCCGCAACCTGGCTTCCGATGGGAAGTGGAAACCGTAATTCGGCGCCAGATGTACGGCGTGGTGAGGTGGTGATGCTCTATCGCTTTGCCGATGAAGACAAGTTCTTCTGGACGACTCTACACGACGACTTGGCGCTGCGTAAACTCGAGACGGTGGTGTGGGCTTTTTCAGGCACCAAAGACGAAGGCGTGACTGAAGTCACCGCAGAAAGCTATTGGTTCATTGAAGTCTCCACGCACAAAGGTCAGATCAATATCCAAACCAGTAAAGCTAACGGAGAGTTCTGTGCCTGGAACGTTCAGCTCAATGCCAAGGAAGGCTTCTTCCAGATCAAAGACGACGTGGGTAATGTGTTCCACTTTGACGCCAAAGAGAAACAACTCTCGATGTTAAACGCTGACGGCACGTATCTCGACATCAACAAACAGAACATGACCATTAATGTCCCCGAGACCTTGACCATCATCGCCAAGAACGTAATCGAGCAAATCGGTGAGGATGTCAACACCACCGTGGGTAAAGGGATCACCGAGAAAGCAGCGACGTTCAGTTTGAAAACAGATAGCAGTGTCAATGTGAATTCCGGTGGTTCAAGTGTCTACAAGGCCGGGGGGTCGATGTTGATCGACGGCAAAGGTACGATCGTTAAAACTAAAGTTCAATTGCTGTAAAGGAGTTTACCATGAGTCAAGTAGTGCGCATCAGCGATACGTCCGACCATGGCGGGAAGATGATCTCCGCCTCAGGTGGTTTTACCGTAGACGGGGTAGCAGGCTGCGTTAGTGGTGACATGCATCAGTGTCCGATACGTGGGCATAACACCACCCCTGTCACGTCCACAGGGACAGCGTCAGGTGCCGATGGGCGAGGTATTATTCGTTCAGGTGACCGCGCAGGTTGCGGGGCGACATTGATCGGCCAGGGTAGTACAGATTCAAATTAAGCGCATAAAAGCTAACCTCCCACTCCTTGCAAAAAGGGAGTGGGAGGTATGCCGTTTAAACGTCTGAACCAATCATCAAGAAATGCGCACTGATGTTACCGTAACCATGTGCGGCCAGTTCGCCATCACCAACCGAATTGGCGGCATTAGTTTTGGCGGTGCTATAGTTCTTCGTGCCATCCCACGCCCCGTTAATGTTCACCGAGTAGCGATCCGTTTCAAGGCGGGGCCAATATACCTCGTGTTTACCGTGACCAACTAACAATGGATAGATCGGCGGGATGTACGCTGTGTAGCACCCCGGCCAAGGTGAAGGGCGTACCTCGGTGACATCCAGGAAGATGTCAGGGTTATCCAACACCACAAAGAACGTCTGTGAGAGTTGGAGATACTTGCGCAACACCGCATCGCTAAAAAGATCGTTG